CTAAACGTGTTGTGACTATAGCTATGGATTTATGTAGAGGTTTAGGTTGTGAAAGTAATAGGGATGCTATTATAGCTGCTTGTTTAATACATGATTTACGTAAACAAGGAAAAACTAAATCAGGACATACACTTAAAAATCACCCTGATTTAGCAGCTCAACTTGTTTTTGAAGTATATAATGATTTTAAATGTATAAGTGAAGAAAGCTATAACATAATTCGTAATTGTGTAGGGTATCATTATGGGCCTTGGTCTGAATTAAAATGGAAAAAGCCTTTAAATGAGTATACTCCTGAAGAGTTATGTGTATACTTAAGTGATTATATTGCTAGTAAAAAAACTTTATCTGTAAAATATAAAGATAGGTATAGTGAGGCTTGATTTATGTATAAAGAAATAGAGTGCCCTTTTAAGGATAGTTGTGTAAATAATTATTGTATAATCAAGTTATATGATACATCTTATTTAGATCCTTATAATATGTGTGATATGTTACAAAATATAGATTTTATAATACCTACTTTTTCTGTATCTTATTTTGCAGCAGGTACCACTTTTAAATTAAGATGTCATAATTATAAAGGAAAGGTTAGAAAAAATGAACAGTGAATTTACTAATGATATTAAGAAAATAATTAAATCTTCAGACACTGGAGGAGAACTTGCTCCAGGGAGTGTTGATAGGCGCTATGAGCCTGTGGGAGGTATTAATAAGCATAATGCTAAAATACATAGCGATAGTGCTTATGCCGATAAATATAAAAATTTACCTTTTTCTTTTTCTAAACCTAAAAAAAGTAAACCTACTTATTTAAAAATTTGTGCAAATTGTGGGGCTTATGTAAATGTCACTAAAAATACGGTAGGTATTATATGTACTAAATGTAAAACTTATTCTAAAGTTTTGGAGGTAGATATTGAATCAGGTAAAGAGAGGTAGAGGCAGACCTTTAGGGTTTAGATTGTCAGAAGAAAGTAAAAGAGCCATCAGTGAATCTAAAAAAGGGCAAAAACATTCTGAAGCCACCAAAGAAAAAATTTCTAGAACTTTAATGGCTTATTTTAGAATGTTATATCCTTTTTCTAAAGAATTATATGATGATTATAAAGATCTTATAGATAATGACGCTGAAGTAAGATTATGGTATGAAGCTAATATTCATTTATTAGATGATTCTTCCACAGTATTAACTGAAAAATCTTTAAATGCTAAGAGACAGAGAGAATTATCTATAGAATTAAATATGGATATGAGTAATAATATTAATATAAATTCATTTACTAATAATCCAGAAAAAATGTGTGAATTGAAACTCCTATGTAAAAGTAAGGGTATTGATTATAAAAAAATTTTGGTCTTATTAGAAGATTTGGAGAAGTAATTAATGGCTAAAAAAGGCAGACCTAAAAATCCACCAAAAGCAAAAGAACTTTTAAAGAATATACTTCCTGTGGAAGATATGTTTAGTAAAGAAGAATTACTTATTTATAATAGTTTAGTAGATATTTATTTAAAAGATTTTGATGGTGATGACTTAACTTCTTCCGATATTGATGATATTATGACTTTAGCTACTAATAAAGTTTTAGAAGTTAGGTTAATGAAAGCAAGTAAAGGTGACGCTTTAAAACATTTAGATTATTCTAATTCTTTAGAAAAGTTAAGAAAGCAATCAGATAAAATTAAAGATAATTTATCAGCAAGAAGAAAAGATAGGGTAGATCCTAGTAAGGCCTTTAAAGGCTTTTCAATAGTTGATTTAGCTGTTTCTTTTGATCAAGAAAAAAAATTAGAAGTAGAAAAGAAAGCTAAAAAATTAAAAGCGCGACAAAAAGATGTAGCTAAAGCTTTAGCTACTTATGGAAATAAAGATGATATTGATGAAGGTATTTAATGGGTAATATATCTAAAAAGATGGATGTTGTTTTATCACAAGGTCCTGATTTAATTGAATTTTATAGAGATAATCCTTGTATAGCAGCTTATGATTTATTAGGTGTAGATTTAGCTCCAATTCAACGTGTTGTTTTCGAAGATATGTGGTTTAAGCCTTATACTTTGGCTGTTTGTTCTCGTGGTTTTGGTAAAAGCGTTTATATAAAAGAGTTTGGTTTTTTTATGGGTAAAGGTTTAGTTTATTTAGATGAAGTCCTACCTAAAGTGCCCGACTTTTTAGATGCTGGGGAAGATATTGTAATAAAATATGATGACATTTTATATACTGATAAAGGTTATCGTCCGATAAAAAATTTGTGTTTAGAAAAACAAATTAAAGGTAAAAAAGTTATAACTCAAATAGGTTTAGTAAAAAGAGGTAGTGATCATCATCCTATTTTAACTATAGATAGTGCATGTAATTTAGTTTATAAAAGATTAGATGAGTTAACTTTTGGAGATAGAATTTGTATTAAGCGCGGCCAAAAATTGTTTGGTTCTTACGCTATGCCTTTTGATGATGCCTATTTATTAGGTATTTTAATGGGTGCTGGTGTTTATCAGCCTTCTAAAAAATTAGAAATAAAAACAGAAGAAGATCTTATTCTAAAGTTTTTAAGAACTTACTGTAAAGATAATGCTATACCTCTTAAAAAAAGTTTACCACCTTTAGTCCTTCCTGGAAAACCTGCTCCCAAAAAGAATAATAATTTTAGTTTTACAGCTACTGCTATGGAAGATTTTATTGAGCATTATATGCTTAAAAATTTATTTTTATATGGTAAAGGTGTTCCTTATTTTGTTCGTATAGGTGATGAGGGAGTACAGAAAGCCTTTCTCAAAGGTTTTTTTGATGTTTCATGTAATATAAATAAATTGAATGGTTATATTACTTGTGAATCTACTTCTAAAAAATTGTTTGTAGAATTACAACAACTTCTTTTAAACTTTGGTGTTATTTCTTCTATACATATAGATGGGACATCTAAGTTCGAGAAAAAATATAAGTTAGAAATAACTTCTGAAGAAGCCTATAAATATAGAAAATTAATAGGTTTTAGAATAAAAGAACATCATGATGCTGTATTACAATGTTTTGGAGGAAAAGTTCCAAATACTATTCATGATACTATTCCTGGTTTGTATGATGTATGCAAACAAACAGTAGATTTATGTAAAAGTATTCATGGTGATATTATAGAAGAATGGGATGCCTCTTTTGACATACCAGAAACATCTGAAATAGGATATTCTTTTCTAGAAAAATTAACTACTTTATTAGGTATAATAAATAATAGAGTAGAAGATTTAAATGAAGTCTTAGATGACACCTTTAAAAAACTTATAATATTAAGAGATACACATTATTATTATGATACAGTAGTAAGTGTTTTAGATTGGCAAGGTGATTGTTATGATTTTGAAATGGCCATGGAAGAAGGAGAAGAACCGAATTATATAACTAATGGTTTTATAAATCATAATACTTTTTTATCTGGAGTTTTAGCTTCTTTACTTTGTTTATTATATCCTGGATATAGGGTGGGTCTCATAGCGCCCAGCTTTCGCCAAAGTCTCGTAATTTCAAGCACTTACGATACATTCTGGACATCAGAAGGTTTGGTTACCAGCACTGAAAAATTGTTTGATATTGTAGAAGAAGGTGTGACCAAAGTCCAATCACAATATTCTCAAAACACCATCCTAAGTAAGTGGAAAAATGATGAACGTGATTGTGTTAAGCTTAAAACTACAAAAGGTTTTGAGTTGAGCGGAACAGCTGATCATGGTGTATTAGCCTTGGATGTTGAAAGTGGTAAGATTGGTTTCAAAGATATGTGTGATTTAAATAGAGGAGATTATTTACTTGTAAAATCAGGATTTAATTATTTTGGAGATAATAACACATTACCCACTTATACATTTGAACATGACTGGCGTACAAAGGATTGTACTATTCCAACAGAACTAACACCAGATTTAGCTTACTTATTTGGTTTACTTATAGGTGATGGGTGTATTTCTATTGATAGTACAGGAAGAAAATATAGAATAATGTTTACAAGTGCTGATCCAGAGTTATTGGAAGTTTTTGAAAGTACTATGTTGAAGTATTTTAATATAGTCACTACAGATAGAAATCAAAAAAATAGATGTCCTCAAATAACCTATTACTGTAAAAAATTAGTCATATTTTTATTAGAGTGTGGTTTTACTAAAACTACAGCTTTGGATAAAAAAATACCACACATTATTAAAAGATCATCAAAGGAGTGCTTTGTAAGCTTTATCCAAGGACTAATGGATACAGATGGTTGTTGTTATGTACAAATACATAAAAGTGGTAGCGATCATTGTGAAGTAACTTTAAACACTTCATCTAAACAGTTAGCTAAGGAATACCAATCTTTTTTACTTAATGTAGGTGTAATGTCTAATTTGACTATAGCTAGTAGAGCTTGTGAGAAGAAATTACTTGGTAGAGATAAACTATCAAAATGTGCAGAATCTTATAAGGTAAGAATAACAGGTAGGCGTAATTTAGAGAAGTTTAATACAGAAGGTTTATTTAAATTAGTTAGAAAAAAAACTAAACTTAATAATTATATTAAAGAGCATTTCAACACTGATATATCAGTAGCTAATTATTTAGGATTACCACAAAATATAGTTGATAAAAATATTAATACTTATAAAGAGTATTTAGATCAAGATTATTATTTTGTGCAAGTTAAAAGTAAGGAGCATATGTTTGCTGAAACAATGGATATAGAAGTAGAAAATGAATCTTGTTATTTTTCTTCAGGTTTTATAAGCCATAATTCAAAAATGTTATTTGCTGAAGTAGAAAAATTATATGATCAATCACCTATTTTAAGAGAAGCTACAGTTAAAAGACCTATTAGAGGTTCTGATACTTGTTACTTAAAATTTAGATCTGTTTCTGGTTATAATGGTGCTTTTATTGAAGCTTTACCCTTAGGTGCAGATGGAGCGAAAATTCGTGGTTCTAGATTTTATTGTATTTTAATAGATGAATTTGCACAAGTACCTCAAAAAATAATTGAAACTGTTTTAGCTCCTATGAGTATTACTAAATTAGATCCTATGAAGAAAGTTAGAGAATTAGAACGTAGGAAACGTTTAATAGAAGCTGGTTTAGCTACAGAAGAGGATTTTGAAGAAGATGCAATTAATAAAATGATAGGTACTTCTTCTGGTTATTATAAATTTAATCATATGTATAAACGTATGCGTGAGTATTGGAGGCTTATAGATGAAGGCTCCAAAGATCATGCTATTTTTCAAGTACCTTATACGTTACTTCCAGAAGGTTTTCTTGATGAAAAAAATATAACTAACGCTAGAAGAGTTATGTCTGATCATGAATTTCGTATGGAATACATGGCAGACATGGTATCTGATTCTGAAGGATTTTTTAAAGCTTCTTTATTAGATGATTGTACTTTTGGTAATGATTTTAAAATGGAGTATGTGGGAGATCCTAAAAGTTCTTATATTATAGGTATTGACCCTAATCAAGGTGGTAGTGCTAAATGTGGTTTAGTTGTTGTAAAATTAAGTGGTGATTTTAATAGAGTAGTTAGAGTTATGGCTTTATCAGGTAAAACTACTCAAGATATTACTACTGCTATACAACAAGTATGTGACTCCTATAGAGTTGTTCGTATTTTTATGGATCGTGGCGGGGGTGGTAAAGCTGTAAGTGATTTATTGGAGGAAGGTTATAATGGTTATGAACCTATCCTAGATAGGAATAAAAAGGAAAATTCTAAACGTCAAGGTCGTCATATATTAGAAGTTATAGCTTTTAATACTGGATGGATATCTGATGCTAATTTTGCTACATTAGCTTTATTAGAAGATAAGAAAGTACGTTTTCCAGAACCTCCCATTAAATCTATTAAAGATATGGATGCAGAAGAGTATGAGCAAATAGAAGTTTTAAAAAGACAATGTACAAGTATTGTAGTTACACAAACTTCTGGAGGAGCTTTACATTTTGATACTCCTAAAAAAGGACAGAATAAAGACTTGTATTCAGCTTTTATTTTAGCTTGTTATGGTATAAAAGCTTTAGAACATGAGTTAGATACAGAAGATGACTCACATATTTTATTTTCTTCTGGAGGTATGGTTAGACAAAGAGACACCTCTTCTTGGCAAAGTGTACAACATCCTGTAGCATCTTTAGATGCTTCCGTGATGTCTGCAGCTTTATTAACTAAAAAGAAATAAACTAACCTGAATAAGATAAATACTAATACAAAAATTATATACTTATATAAATTATATGAAAAAAAATACTTTTGATAAAATAACAGCAGAATTACAGGAAAAATTTCCTGATGCTGGTATACGTTCTGTGGAAATAGATGAAGCTTCAGGAAAGTCTACTTTATATATAGAACCTAATAATAGAACTTTAGCTTTTTTAGATAATCCTACAGTACCTCGTGTATTTAAAGAAAAAGCTTCTACTATAACTAGAGATCCTATAAGTAGAGGTTATTTAGATTTAGGGCTTAAAAAAGATGTTTATGAAGAAGACCCTAAAAATTTATATGAGCAAGCTTTAAAATATTATTATACAGAACCTTTAGTAGGTTCAGCTTTAAATTTAATGTCTTCTATTGTATGTAAAGGTTTTGAGAATGATATAGATGATCCAGATATTAAAAATTTTTACGATACTTGGGTTTTTGACGTTAATTTTGAAGAAGTATTAGAATGGATTTCTTTAGATCTATTAAGGATGTCCCATGTGACTACTTACAAGGTAATAGCTAAATATGAACCTAGGGTTTCTACTATTTCTCCAGTAGCAGGTCAAAAACCTAAAAAAGTAAAGGCCATCTTAAATAAAGAATTAGCTGCTAAAAAGAATATATGGTCTAAAGGACATTTACCTGTAGGTTATACAGTACTAAATCCAATGTTAGTATCTATAGAAGGCAATTTACTTTTTGATAAAGTAGCTGTAACTTTAACACCTCCAGAGGAGTTAAAGACTTTATTAGAAAAACCCCAATCAGAGCTAACAATAGAAGAAAAAGAATTAGTTAAATCTTTACCCACTGATTTAAAAAACGCAGGTAAAAGTGGTGATTCTTTTCAATTAGACTCTAGGTTAGTAGGTACTATTACTTATAAAAAAATGCCTTATGAAAGATATGCTAGACCAAGAATAGCTAGAATATTTGATAGTATTGAGTATAAAAAAGCTTTACGTGAAGCTGATTTAAGTACTTTAGACGGTATTTCTAATTATATATTAAAGATTACAATAGGTAATGATGAGTATCCGGTAGTTTCTCAAGAAGAGTTAGAAGCTGTAGCTAAATTATTTGATACACCAAGTAAGTCTTTTGATGTTGTTTGGAATCATACTTTAGAAATAGAAAAAATAGTTAGTCCTGAGATAGAATCTATTTTAGGAAAATCAAAATATGAACAAGTAAATGAGGATATTACTTCTGGTTTAGCAATTACTAGAGCATTAATTGATGGCGGCGGTGATTTAAACCAAGCAGAAGTTGAGTGGGCTGTGAGAGGTATTAGAGAAGATATTGAATATGCACGTAGACAAATAGAACGTTGGGTATATAAAGAGTATCGTCAGATAGCTGAAGCTATGGGTTTTGAAAGGTTTCCTAAGGTACGTTGGGATGAGGGTATTCTTAAAGATGAGATCTTATATAAAAATGTTATAGCTCAAATGGTAGACCGTAGGATGCTTAGTTATGAAACAGCCTTAGAAGCAGTAGGTTTTGATTATGCTAATGAATTAAATAATATGCAAGAAGAACTGCCACTTGTTCAAGAGGGTGTTTTTGGTATTATAGGCAGTCCTTTTCAAAGATCAGGTACACAGCAAACACAAATGGCTCCTGAAGGAACTCCTTCTAGCGGTAGACCTACAGGACAAACTAATAAGAAAACACCAGAAACTGATCCTAATAAACAGCCTGGAGGCAAAACACAAAATCCTAAAAAAACAGCCTCTTTAGAGCCTGTAAAATTAAAAGAAATTTTTGCTTCTATGGATGAGCAAGATTTAGATGCTTTTATACAAGAGTTGGAGAAATTTAAAAAGAAAACAATATAATATTAATTAAAGAGGCTAGATATGGATGATAAGGGGTATAAATTTTATTTAGAGGCTAAATTAGAGCCTATACAAGAGACAGTAGCGTTACGTAAAGAGGTGGCCTCAGTAATAGACCTACCTTCTGAGACAGAACGTCAACCTGATCTTAGTTATTTTTCTTCTATATTTGTATCTACAGGTACAAATTTAAATAATGCTCATTTTTTATCTTCAGAGTTAGTTATGGCTGAAGGTACTATAGCATCTAAAGCTGTAGATATTGAACATGAGGAAGATCAAATTATAGGTCATATTTATCATAAAGCTTTTGTAGATAGTTCTGGAGAAGAAGTATCTATTGAAGAGTTACAAAATAAGGAAATTGCAGCTATAGATGAAGAGGAGTACCACATTGCTATTGCTAGTGTTATTTATAAATCACGTTTTCCTCAGATAGCTCAAGAGGTGGCTGAAGGTAAGTGGAAAGTTAGTATGGAAGCTTATTTTAGAGACTTTGATATAAAGATAGGTGATACTATTTTATCTAAAGATGAGGCAGCCTCTTTAGGTGTAGACGTTTTTTCAGAAAATAGTTATGGTCAACAAGCTAAAATAATTAAAGCTGGGGAAACTATAGCAGAAGGTCCTATAGTTAGAGTTTTAAGAGGCATCTGTTTTTCTGGTGTAGGTATAGTTAAAAATCCTGCTAATCCCCCAAGCGTTGTTTTAGAAGCTACAGCAAGTAATAATGATAACGTTATTATTTTAGATTTTGATACTATAGAAAAGGCTTCTAATAATGTAACTATTAGTAATATAGAAGAAAAAAATAAAAAGATTGTAAAAAAAGCTTCGAAAGTATCAAAACAAGTTGAAAATTCAGAATTACAATATGATGACACAGTAGGTTTATGTGTAAATTATAAGAAAGAACTAACAGATAGTATAGTAAAAGATCAAGATACTAAGGTATTTGCTAAAAATTGGTGTACTAAGTACGACACTACATGCCCAGTTTCTGGTGATTATACTGATGCTAATTGTTTATCTAAGGTAGTAGCCTCTCTTACTGAGGAGATAGTTGAACGCGAGTTAGACTTAATTTATGAAAATGCTAAAATAAATAAGCTAACTTCCCAATTACTAAGTTTGTTAAAAAAATAGAAAAATTAGGAGGAGATTATGGTGGGTCAAGCGCTAACAGGTAAACGTCAGAGTATACCTAAAGTAACAAATATTAAGGCAGATGACAACAAAAAGGTTATCTTTAAAAACATGGGTAATAATCATACATCACCATTTATTTGGGCAGATACAATTTCTATGGTAGCTTCAGATACCGCTGTAGTTGCTAGTGGTGTTGTATTCCAAGGAAAAGATTTAGCCACTTATGGTAATGTTATTGCTACAGCTAAAGGGCCTATTAATGCTCATTACTATGTAGAGCATGATACTCAAAATAATGTTATTTCAATTAAAGCAGCTAGTACTGTAACTGTTGATTTTGATGTACAGATTGTTCTTGGTGGTAATGCACCATCACGTTACATAGAAGATTACGTAAAGTAATTTTGTAAAAAATTAAATAGTGTTCTATCTCTTACGCTATTTAATTAATTTTTGTTTTATTATTTTTATTATTTGTTTATACAATTAAATTTATATTAGTGCGTAAACTAGGAAAAGGTCATAAAAATAAATAGATATAGGTTGGTTAAGAATATTAAAATTATTTGCTTTTCTATTAGGAGGAAAAATAATGGAAGATAAATTAAAGAAGGAAATTGCAGATATCATTGAAGATATCTTTAATAGCAAGAAAGAAGATGAAATGCGTAAGAGAACAGAGGATGCTTTAAGAGAATCTGCTTCTACCATTGAATCTTTAACTTCTGATTTAGAAGTTGTAAAAGCTGAATTAGAAGCTGCATCTATTGAGCTTACTGAGACTAGAACTTCTGTCGAAGAACTAGAAACTCAGAAAGCTGCACTTGAAGCAGAGAAAGAAAAATTAGAAGAAACAAAGGAATTAGAACTCTCGACACTTAAAAAAGAACTTGAAGAGAAAGCCGAAGAACTTACAAATATTAAAAAAGATGCTCAAGCTAAAGAACGTATGGCAGAGCTTGCTTCTGTAGGTGTAGTAAGAGAAGACGCTTCTAGTCAAGAGGCTAAAGTTAGAGAAATGACTGATGAAGAATTTGCTGCTTATAAAGAAGAACTTGAGTCAATTAAAGCTTCTATTTTAGCAGAGCTTAAAGTCAAAGAAGAATCTAATGAAAAAGAAACTTCTAGTGAAGAAGAGTCAGGGGAAGAGTTAGCTAATAATAATGGTGAAGAGGTAAGTACACCTCCCGCTAATATTGATCCTAGCCAATCTGTTTCTGCTGCTATGAACCTCGAAGTGTATCCTTCGGAAGATATTATGGCTAAATATGCTGATTTAGGTAAAGCCATGGCCGAAGCTATGAAAAACGATAAGTAAGGGAGGAGAACAATATGTTTATTCCGAGACATCCAGTTGTAGAAGATCAATTTTGTAAATACGGTGAAACAACCGAGGCAGGCGGAGCAGGTAATGTTGTTGCTTATGCTGGTTCAGTAGTATATCTTGACCCCACTGCTGATAATGAAGAAGCTATTGTTAAAAAAATGGCTTATGGTGTTACAGAAACTCCTTTTGGTTTTTGTATGCAAAAAGTAAAAACAGGTTATCATGCAGTTCATCCTGTAGGTATGGTTCTTCCTGGAGACTTAGGTTCTAGTGATGCTATTGCTCAGCCTACTTATGATGCTTCTGGTAATATTAATGGAACACAAGCTATTCCTGTAGGTGTTGCTCATTTAGGTATTTGGGATACAGTTCATTATACTTGTACTCAGTCTACCACTGCAGGTACTGTAGATGATGGTGATCAAATGAAACCAGGTATGGCACTTTATGCTGCTGCTGATGAAGCTAAAGTTACCAACTCTACCACAGATGCTAGTGGTACTGATAATAATGGTGAAAGATGTAGTGATGTAGTTGTAGCACGTGTAATTAAGGGTGCTTCTGCTGGTAAGTGTACTGCTAATATTCAGAATACTACTCTTTATCCTGTTAGGGTTAAATTGTTAGTATAATTTATAAAAGTATTTAATATGGATTAAGGGGTAGCTTAGCCTACCCTTCCATAAATATAAAACATAAGGAGGAAAAACTTATGGAACTTAATGAAATGCGTCAATTATTCGCTAAAACTGCGGAGATTCATACTCCTGAAGGTTTAGCTGCTTATAAAGCTTTTGCTGCTGCTATTACTACTCCGATTCTTCAAAAACTTGAATTAGAGTCTATTATGCGTAATCTTTTTGCTGTAGAGCAATTAGCTCCAGGTGCACAAGCTGTTTATCCTGTAGCAGAAGACTTTGAAATACCTGTATGGGTTCTTCCTGGTCTTGGTTATGTAGCACAGAATTTTATTGAGGGTATCGGTGAAGAAGTGTATGTACCTACTTTTACGATCGATGCTGCTGCTGATTGGAAGATTACATATGCTCGTGATTCACGTATTGATGTAGCTAATAGAGCTGCAGCACGTGTAGCTAAGGATCTTGCTAATTATGAAGAAGAATGTGGTTGGAGAGTTATTATGCCTGCTGCTACTTCTGCTTTTTCTGGTAAAGGTCTTTTAGGTTCTCGTCCAGCTCCTATTTATGAAATTGAATCGTCTTCTACAGGTGCTGGTTACCTTTCTAAAGAGCTCATCAACAAAATGATTGTTGGTTTTAAACGTACTGGTCGTACTTTAACTGATCTTTATGTATCTCCTGAAGATGCTGCTGATATTCGTGAGTGGACTGATACTGATATTGATCCTGTAACTCGTAGAGAGATATTTCAAGCTTCTGGTATGGGAAGTATTTGGAATGTTACTCTTCATGAGGTTCAGCATCTTGGTGCTACTGGTATGTACAATATTAATGGTGATGGTAGTGAGTATGGTAAGTTTGTAGCTAAAGGTAATGTATTTAATGCTTACACTTTAGATCATCCAAATATTACTGCTGCTGATGGTACTGTTAGTAATTTAGGTGAAACCCAGATTCTTGGTTTTGATCTTTCTACTAATGATTCTCTTGTTATGCCTATTCGTAAAGAATATGAAGCTTATGATGATCCTACGTTGTTAAGGGTTCAAAAACAAGGATTTTTTGGCTGGGCAGAGATTGGATTTGCTTGCTTAGATAGTCGTATGTTAGGTATGGGTATTATTGATAGAAGCTTATAATATAGTAGTTTTATATTTAGTTAAAAAGGCCTCTTCTTCGGAAGGGGCCTTTTTTATTGTTTTTAAAACAAGATTTTTTTGTTGCTTAAAAATGTAATATGCGTTATAATTATAAAAAATAATAATTAATTTTTATAAGGTTATAATTATGGCAAATTTTAAAGAAAAAAAGTGTTATTTATGTGAGGATTATTATATACCTACTAGTCCTAAACAAAAATATTGTATAAACTGTAAAGATAAAGCTATTAAATTAAAGCAACAACAGCGAGATAAAAAAAGAACTTTATTACGTCAGCAAGAGAAAAAAGCTTTTATACGTACTTGTCCTTTTTGTGGCGAGGTATTTTCAACTTATTATCCTAAGAAAATTTATTGTGGTTCAGAAGAATGTAATAAAAAACGTAAAAAACAAAATAGTAGAAAGACTGAAATAATCAGATCTAAGAAAAGAAAGTTTTTAAGAAAATATAATAGAATTATTAATAAATCAAATAAATTAAAGGATATAAAAAAGGAATTATCTAAGGATAATTATACTTTAGTGGGTGCTCCTAAATATAAAAATACACATACAAGTATTTTAAAAGTTAAGTGTCCTGAAGGTCATTTATGGGAAACTACTTGGTATAATTATTATCATAATAATAATAGATGTATGACTTGTTATTTACAAAATAATTATGTTTCTAAACCTGAACAGTTAGTACGTGATTTTATAGAAGCTGAATTTTCAGATGTAAAAGTTATTTACAATGATAGGTCTACTATATCACCTAAAGAACTTGATTTTTATTTTCCAGAATATAATTTAGCAATAGAAGTATGTGGTTTATATTGGCACGGGGAATTAAGTTCTGGGAGACTTAGATCTTATCATTATAATAAAATGATGGCTTGTTATGATAAAGGTATTCGTTTAATAACTATTTTTGAAGATGAACTTTTAAATAAGCCTTCCATAGTATTTTCTAGAATTAGACAAGCTTTATATAAATCTAAACAAAGAATTTTTGCTAGAAAATGTCAGTTAATAGAAATTGATTCTAAAACAGCTAATACTTTTTTTAAAAACAATCATATACAAGGAAAATCTACTGCATTAATTAGATATGGTTTATTTTATAAAGATGAACTAGTAGCAGTTGCTAGTGCTGGTAATTTAATAAGAAAACATACAAATTCAGGTAAAAAAATTTTAGAGCTGAAAAGGTTTTGTTCTTTATTAGATGTTTCTATTGTAGGAGGAGCAGGCAAATTATTTAAAGCCATAAGAATTTATGCGGAAGATAATGATTATGAACTTATTAAATCTTATTGTGATATGCGTTATGCTAATATTTTTAAACCTGTTTATGAAGTTCTTGGTTTTGAATTAGAAGGTTTTACTAAGTATACTCCTCATTATATTAAAGCAGGCCAAAGATGGCGAAATTTTACTCTTAGAAAAACATCCTCTGAAAAATTAACAAATAAAACTGAATGGGAATTAAGACGTGAACAAGGTTATGATCGTATTTGGGATTGTGGCCACAGAACTTATGTATACTATTTAATTAACTAACCCTATTTATATAAAAGTATATGGAGTTGTGTAAATGATTGAATTTGTTGTAGGGATAATTCTTTATATTTTAGCTACGGAAGCTATAACAGATATATTAGTTAATTCTGATATTATACAACCTTTTAAAAAATTTTTGTATAAAAATAAAGATAAAGTTATTTTGTATTTTTTACATGAATTATTTGACTGTGCTTATTGTATGTCAGTATGGGTTAGTTTTATTTTATTAATTTCAAGTTTAAATTTTTTTAATATAACTACTTTTATTTCTTTTATAGTGCTATGGATGGTTATTCATAAAGTAGCTTTTATTTTACATAATACTTTTTTAAGGTATGTAATTTTTTAATAAAAAGGAAAAGGTTAATTTTTGGAAAAGGAGGAAATTATGGAAGGTTATATTAAAAGTTTGTCTACTAGTTGGAAACATGTGTTTAAAAGGGCTGTAAGACCTGGAGGTAAAATACCTTTACAGGAACTCTATGATAATTATGGTAAAAAACATAATATTGATGAAGGGCCTGATTTTATTAAGTGGTTAAAAGAGGTAAAACTTAAAGGTCAGTTACAAGATTGGGAGTTTGTTCTTATGAATGATACACCTCCTAGTGATAGTTTTGAAGTTCCTGATTTAGATGATGCAGGTATTACACCGGATGTTTTCACTAAAAGAGATATGACTGTAGAAGATGTAGTTAATCTGTCTGTTAGAAAAGCTAGGGAAGTTGTACCTCGTATAAGTGATATACGTTTGTTAAAGTATGCTTTACAAGAAGCGAAGCCAAGAGCTAACAAAGATAGTTTATGTAGGATACTTGAAAAAAGAATTAGTATGTTAAGAGTGGATAGTAGACGCTAATGATAAGAGTAACTGTATCAGATGTATTTCCTGTAGCTATAACATTATTGGATAATGCTGGTAATCCTGTGACAGGAGAAAATGTATTATATGATATTCGTAAAACAGATGATACAGTTCTATCCCCTCCTAATAATGGGTCTTTAGTAGAATCCACTGTATCTAGTGGAGTTTATAAACAAAATTTGACTATTGATACTGCAGGTACTTATATTTGTTATGTTACTTGCTCTGGTTATCCTACACAAACTAGAAATATAATAGTTAATCAAGAAACAGTAGCTGATTCAGTATGGTCGGCTACTGTTGCTTTACAACTAGTTAGTGATGTAGAATTTATTAAAGATGTTGAAGGTGGTCGATGGAAAATAATTAATAATCAATTATTATTATATAAAGAGGATAATACTACACAAATAGCTACGTTTAATTTATACAATAAAAATCATGAATTAGCTGAAGAAGATGTATATGAAAGAGTAAGAGTGTAGTTAATTATTATATTGTAGAGGTAGATTAAGTGATAAGAATTGTAGCTTCAGAAGTCTTTCCAATAACTTCTACAATATTAGATGAGCATAATAATTCTGTAAGTGGAGAATTAGTTTATTATGATGTAAGAACTTTAGATGATGCTTCTTTAAATCCTCCCAAAATTGGTCAACTATTAGAATCCACGGTAGCTAGTGGTGTTTATGTGACCACCCTTTCTATAGATACACCTGGAGATTATTATTGCTATGTAACTTGTTCAGGCTATGCACCGGTTGTAGCAGAAATTAAAGTAGAAGAATTTTCTGTAGCAGAACAGATTTGGCAACACCAAAAAGCTTTAGAACTTATAGATAATATAAATTTTATAAAAGCTATTGAAAGTGGTGCTTGGAAAATTTCTAATAATAAAATGTTCTTCTTTGATGAAGATAACACCACTGAAACTGCTATATTTGACTTGTTTAATAAATATAATATACCAGCAGAAGTTAAAGTTTATGAACGTAGAAGATTATTAGCCTTTTGTTATAATTGTATATTAGATGAAACATGGGAAAAAATATTAGATGAGGCTGGGGAATATTTATTAGATGAAAGTTGATAATAAAATTGGATAACTAGATGGCACGTATATCTGAATATAGCCCAGCGAATTTACCTTTAACTGGTTCTGAAGTTTTTGTTTTAAATCAGCATGGGGTTACTCATAATACAACTATAAGTGGTGTAGCTGATTCTGAGCCTATTCAGGCTTATTTAAAAGAAAAAGAATCTTATTTAGGATTACCTACTACAGATGGCGAGATATTACATTCTACAGTCTCTGGTGTTCGTTATTGGATGCCTGTTTATGATAGCCTTACTTATTTTTCAGAAATATATAATTATGATACTGTTATATCTTTATATGATTTAGTATATCAGGTAGGTTATGATAAAAAAGTTAAAAGTGTGGTTGATAATAATAGTTTAAATCCTATTATAGGAGTTGTTACTAAAATAATATCTAATAGTGAAGTTCAAGTAACTTTTGCTGGCACTTTTGATATTAATGAAACTTTACAAGAAGGTAGGAAAGTTTTTATTTCAGTTAGTGGCACTTTAACTACTGAAGTTCCAGATACTAATTACATACAGGTTTTAGGTCATGCTATTACTAGTAATAGGTTTAATTTTCAACCTGAGCTTAGAAGAGTTAAAAGATTATAAAGGGGGTTTTTATGCCTAGAGTTAAAAAAAATGAAAAAGATGGAAAAAAAGTAGAAACATCAAAAAAGCCTGTAAGAAGGGGTCGACCTCGCAAAAGTAAGCCTGTAGAGGAAGAAGCAGCTTTAGATGTTGAAATTTTAGAGAAAGATTATTTAACTGACCTTGAGTTAAGTAGAATAACAATAAATGCTGAAAAGCATGAAGTGTATAAAAGAATTAAGGAAATTTCAGAATTAAAAAGGATGGTTTTACAATTACGTAAAGAATTATATGAAAGTAGAATAGAAACTGTAGAAAGGGAACTAATGCTACTGGATAAAATTTGTGCGGATCAAGTTAGGGATTATGATAATTTTAAATACAAAAGTAGGTTAGATTTAGAGGAAATTGGAAAAGCTCATGGTATCCAAGTAGGGGAGAAATTTGGATATAACCCTGAGAATGGTGAAATTATTACTTAATAAAATTTTTTAAGGAGAAAAAACATGTCACAGAAATTTATTTTTGTAAACACAGATGGTGATTATGAAGAGTCAGCTGGTGCTTATGAGATAGCGGATTTTATTTCCGTTTCTACTGGAGCAGCCGATGGTGGTAAGCCTATAGTTCTTACAGCCTCGGGAACAATTGATTCTTCTATGATTGATGCTTCTGGCATTGATCACGGGCAATTAAGTGGTTTGGGGGATGATGATCATCCACAATACATTTTAGTAGATGGTTCAAGAGCATTTACTGGAAATATTGATGCTGGTTCTCATCTTATCGTTAATGTAACTGATCCTGTAAATGCTCAGGATGCTGCTACTAAAGCATATGTAGATCTTATGGCCGCTGGTTTAAGGCCACATGGTGTCTGTGAAGTAGCTACTATTGCAAACATTGACTTAACTCAAACAGTTGCTTCTTTAGATAACTATACTCTTCAAGATGGTGATAGAGTTTTAGTATGGAAGCAGACTGATAATAAAGAAAATGGTGTTTATGTATGGTCTTCAAGTACAAGTCTTTTAACTCGTGCGGACGACTTTGATCAGGACGGTGAAGCATATCGTGGTTCTTTTGTTCCTGAAGTGTTGAATGGTGATACTTATGCTAAGCATTCATTTGTTGTAATCAGTAATGGTTCTAATGCAGATGGTTCTATTAACTTCGGTACTGATCCTGTAGTTTTTGATATTTTTACCTCACCCCGTGATTATACTGGTGATCAAGGTATTATTGTAGATCATACTAACTTACTTGTTAAAATTGATCTATTAGACACCGATTCTGGTTTAGGTTTCTTTGGAACAAATTCTGATGAGTTAGGTGTTGATTGGGCTTCTACTTTTACTATTGATGGTGCAGATGATAAAGCTTTTATGGCTTCTGATATCGCATCAACAGCTACTGGTGAAGGCGCTTCTTTTGTAGGTATTGAAGATGCAGCAGGCCATTTTACAGCTAATAATGTTGAGGGAGCTCTTCTTGAATTATGGAATCAGGCATCTACACCAATTGATACTAATACATTTACTGCTGGAGCTAATATCTCTAAAGGTGATTTAGTATATATGAGTGCTAATGATACTGTCGAGACACATCCTGGTACATCTGCAGTTTATGCAATTGGTATTGCTAAAGATAATGCTACCACTGGTAATTCTGTGGAAGTTCTTAAAGATGATACAGTTCTTCCTGGTATTCTTTCAGGTGCTACTGCTGGAACAAAATATTATTGGGATGGTTCTACTTGGGCAACTTCTTTACCTATTTTCAGTGGGTTTTATGTATGGAGAATTGGAGCAGCTAAGAATGCTACAGATGCTTATGTTGATGTAGAATTTGTTAAACGTAATAGCTAATAGGTTTTAATGATTATAGGCGGGCTATTTAAAGCCCGCCTTTCTTAAATAAAGGAGAATAATAATGGCAACAAAACAATTTCTTTTTGTTAATGCTGATGGCTATTATGAAGAAGGTTACGTTGATGGTATTGTAGTTATCAGAGATTGTGACGCTTCATTAGCTGCCGGCGATTTAGTATGTGAATCTACAACAATTACTAATGGTGTAGATAAGGTAACTTCTAATTCTGAAACTCGTGATGTAATTGGTTGGGTAGTAAGTAAGCCTACTTCTACTACAGCTGAAGTATTATTTAAGGGTAATATTACAGGTCTATCTGGTTTAACTAAAGCAGGTAAAGTATATCTTTCCTCTACAGGAACATTTACTTCTACTTTAGCTGTAGCTAATTATGTAAAAATATTAGGTCATGCTATAGATACCAATCAAATTGATTTTAATCCTGTTAATACTAAAGTTAAGAGAGCTTAATTTAAGGGGGCTTATAGCCCCCTTAAATTTATAAAGGTGTCTTTATGTTAAAACAATTTATTTTTACAAATAATGATGGTTACTACGAGGAAGGTTATACCGATGGTTCAGGCGTAGTTAGATCTTGTGACTCCGGCCTTGCGATTGGTGACCTTGTTATGGAATCTGAAACTATTGCCAATGGCGTGGATAAAGTTACAGATAATTCAGATGTTCGTTCGGTAATTGGTTATTGTATTGCAAAACCTACCACAACAACGGCTGAAATTTTGCTGGCGGGGGAAATAGATGGGCTTTCCGGCCTTACTAAAGGTGAAAAAGTCTATCTTTCCGATTCTGGGAAATTTTCTTCTACAAAACCAAGCAGTGGTTATTTACATATTTTGGGTTATGCTATAGAAACAACTAAATTAGATTTTGATCCTATAAATTCTAAAATTAAGATATTCAAAGAATTATTTGCAACACCTATGGTAATGACTCAATTCGATGCTGGAGGAAGTTCTTTAGGTTATCCTTCACATACTATAGGTAATATGATTTTTGTGGCGGATACAACTTGGAATTTTGAAGGTCGTGTTTTTTATTATACTTATGATGAAGTGGCCGACACAGTAACTCAAATTCAAGAAATAAATATTCCTTCTGATACTAATAATGATGGTTTTGGTAATGGTATTGCTTGTAATGGCTCCCATTTAATTATAGGGGCTAATGGTTATAATAGTGGTAAAGGGAGAACTTATTTATACTCGTTTAATGGTTCTACTTGGGTTAAAATTAAAGAAATGGGTGGTTCTGATAGTAATGCAAATACAGGTAGATGGGTAGGTGTTAATAATAATTACATGTTTTATAATGATAGGGTTTCAAATAACATAGTTGTTCGAGTCTATGATTATGTAAATTCTACTGTAGTGCAGGATATTATAGTTGGTGTGCAAGGATTTAGTGTTGATGGTAATAGACTTGTTGTTATGCATAGTAATGATAAGGTTAATGTGTACGATTATAATGGGTCATCTTTTGTTTTATCACAAACTATTACTTTAACAGGAGCAAGTTTTAATTCAGTTCAAAAAGAACCTATAATGTTAGATGGTAATACTTTTATTGTTTCTTCTTTAGGTACAAATGAGGCATTTATTTGTAAGTATGACGGTTCTTCTTGGTCTGTTTATGATAAGATAGTTGCACCTTCTGTAAATAATGATAGGTTTAGTTATGCTGTAGATATTAGTGAAAGATATAAAATTTGTATTATTACAGACAGTGGTTATGATACAGGGTCAAATTCTAATGTCGGTGCTGTGTACATAGCTAAAGATGATGATACTCAATATAATATTGTTCAGACAATAGAAGGTAATGCTGTAGATAATTATGATTTAGGTTTATCTGCATCTATTTCGGATAATGGTTTTCTTATAACTGGTGCAAAGAAAATAGCTTTTATTATAAAGTAAATAATAATGTTTTTTATATTATTTAATAAGGAGAAAAACTAATGACAACATATAAAGCAAGATTTTTGTATGTAGATGATAACGGTGATTATACCGAAGGAATGGATGGTGGTATTTTTATCACCGATGCTGCTCCTGGAGGTAGTGGTATTGTTAGAATGGATTATAAGTCTGGTGTTATAGGGAAACAATTACCAGAACTTATTAAATCCGATGATTCTACAATAATAGTAACTGTGGAATGGGATGGTATAGCTTATGACTGGAATGGTACAGTAGTTATTAATGGTGTAACTGTAACTAATGGTCAACCTATATCTTCTGATTCTAGACGTTTTGTGGGTTCTGCTACAATTCCTGTAGATGCTACTACCTCTGGTATTGTAGCTATGCATAATCAAGGAACTATTGCAGAAGTACCTTTTCAATATCAAGGAGCAGGGCCAGTTATTACAAATGTTGAATTTGTAAATGGTTATCCTGGTTCTCAAACAGAAGTTAAGGCTAATGATACTTTTGATTTAGAAGTAACTTTTGATCCTAATAGTCCTACACCTGTATCTATAGAGGTTGCAGATTTCGGGGCTATGAAATATAGTATTCATAATAATATTACTCCAGATGCTAATCATAAGGTAGTTATTACTGGAACAGTAGATAATACTTCTAATTCAGTTCAAAGTTTGCCGGGCCGTGTAAGGGCTAAAAATGATTTTGGAACTTTTGGTGCCTATAGAGATACTAATGCTACTGGTGGTACAACTGATGGTGTGCATTTAATTAAATGTAATGATTTACATCCAACAGTTATTTTTGGGACAATAACTTATAGTTCTGGATTTGATGCTTTAAAAAATACTGAGACTGCTACTATAGCAATGACTACTTCTGATTTAAATACAATTGCTTATAGTTCTCCTACAAATGAACTTACTATTACAGATCCTAATTTAGATGAATCTACTAAAACTGTAACTCGTCAGTCAGGGGATTATAATGTAAGTAATGCTAATGTTAAGGCAATAGCAATTAGAACTGCTAATAATGCTCAAACAACAGCTACAACTACTGTTTATATAGCTCATGTTTTACCTACTGTTTGGATTACTGAAAATTCAGCTAGATTTCAACATGATCCTAATGGTAAAGATTATACAGTAACTATTCATTCTAATCAATGGTTACGCGCTGTTCCTACGTTATCAGCCCCGGAAGGTTCCTTGGGTAGTTTTTCTGGCTCAACTCCAGGCAGCGTTTTTAATGCTACAATAACTATAGATGATAATGATACTAATGGTACCTATAACTGGCAAAGTTTAAGTGCTCAGAATTTAGCAGGACTTACACAGAATACTATAGATACCTCTGGATCAAATGATGATACTTATGTTATTGGAGGTTTTGTTGAAAGAGATATTTATTTTGATCCCCAAGCAATTAAAATGCCTTTAGGTACTTATGTGTCAGATACATCTAAATTACATGCAGTTGATAAAGATTTAATTACTATGACTTTTTATTCTGATTTAAATGATCATGTGAGAGGTTTTTCTATAACAGATAGTAGTGGTAATTATGATGCACATGGTAATTATTTATATTGGAATGATGTGGCTGAAAGAGAGTCTAATACAACTGGTGATAGTTTTATTAGAATAAGGGAGGATGTGTAAAATGGGAAAAATAGTTATAGTAGATAATAATAACGTCCATCCTCTTACTATTACTGATCAACAGTGGTTAGATCATTGTAATCAAAATAATCATGAATTTGCTAATAGGCAGATTCTTTTAAGAGAAGATGGGCCGCCGACAAGTGGTTCTCAAGATAATGCAAGTACTACTAAAGCTCCTTTTGGTTCTTTTTATAAAAATAATTTAAATGGTGACCGTTATGAGCAAGTAGAAGTAGATCCTGTAAATAATGGTTATAATTGGCAACTTTTTACAGGTAGTGCTGTAATAATTGATAAATCTAAATCTTTAGTAGATGTAAGGGATTGTGATTCAGGATTAGCTGTAGGAGATTTAGTATGGGAATCTACAGCATTTGCTAATGCTGTTGTAGAAGCTACTAGTAATACAGATGGTAGATTAGTTATAGGAATTTGTGTAGGTAAGCCTACCACTACTACAGCTGAGATAATGTTTGTAGGACCTTTAACAGGTTTATCTTCTTTTGCTGCTGGAAAGAAAACTTATGTTAGTACTACAGGGCAATTAACTAGTTTATTACCTACTACAGGTTATGTTCAAATATTAGGAAATTGTTCGGATGGAACTAAAGTTGATTTTAGACCGGCTATGCATCAACTTAAAAGAGGTTAATTTTAATGGTTAATAAATTTCTTTATGTTAATACCGATGGATATTATGAGGATAGTAATGTAGATGGTGCCGGCATCACAAGAAATTGTGATGCTGGTCTTGCTATTGGTGACCTTGTTATGGAGTCTGAAACTATTTCTAACGGAGTTGATAAGGTAGTTGATAACTCGGATACTCGTGATGTTATCGGGTACTGCATCGCAAAGCCTACTACAACTACAGCAGATATTATGACCAAAGGTGTTATTGACGGTCTCACAGGTCTCAGTAAAGGATCAAAAGTTTATCTTGGAACAGATGGTTCATTTACCAGCAGTAAACCTACCCAGGGATACATTCATATTCTCGGTCATGCTATTGAGAATAACAAGATCGACTTCGACCCGGCAAACACCAAGATCAAGCTCTATGTTGGTGGTATTGACTCATATACAAGACTGTTGATTCAATCTGATACTTATGATGGCGATACCAATATTGTAGACTCCTCTGATTATCAAGTTTCATTG